AGAATAGACAAGTTGACACGCAAAATGCGTGAAGAAGAACGTCAAAAAGAAAGTGCTATTCAGTTTGCCGAAAGTGTTAAAAAAGAAAATGAAAATTTAAAAACCAGATTAACTAATCTAGACAAAGGTTATTTAGAAGAATTTAACAGTAGAGTACAATCTCAGTTAGAAGCAGCTAAAAGATCGTTAAAAGATGCTAATGAATCAGGAGATGCCGACAAAATTGTGGAAGCACAAGCTAATTTAGCGGCAATTACGGTTGAAAAATCTAAAATAACTAAGCCAAAGGTTGAAAAAACTGAAGAACAACCGAATCAACAGCCAATTGTTCCGAACCAACCCCAACCAATACCCCCTCAACCACCTCAACAGGCTCAAAACCCTAAACCTGACCCCAAAGCAGAGGCTTGGGCAGCTAAAAATGAGTGGTTTGGTCAAGATGAAGTTATGACATATGCATCATTTGGCATTCATAGACGTTTAGTAGAGGATGAAGGGTTTGACCCGACCACTGATGACTACTATAGTGAGCTTGATAAACGAATTGCGTCTGAGTTCCCACATAAGATGGGTCAGACTAAACAAACGGGGGGAAGTCAAAAGGTAGTTTCGGCTACTTCTTCTAAATCCCGCAACAAAGGAGGTAAAAAGACTGTGAGATTATCGCCTTCTCAGGTTGCAATGGCAAAACGATTAGGTGTTCCTTTAGAGGAATACGCAAAATATGTTAGACAGGAGGCTTAAATGAACAGTCCAGTAAATAAGAACACAAGAACATCTAGAGATGCTCAATCTCGTACTAATAATGCAAGAAGAGCGCCCTGGAAACCACCATCCATGTTGGATGCACCCAAACCACCTGAGGGTTATGTACATAGGTGGATAAGAACCGAAGTTATGGGTTTTGACGATCGAAAAAATGTCTCAGCGAAGGGAAGAGAAGGTTGGGAACTAGTTCGAAAGGACGAATATCCCGACTTTGAAGTACCTTCCATAGAAGATGGAAAGCACGCTGGAGTTATAGGTGTTGGAGGATTACTTTTAGCACGTATACCAGTAGAAACCGTTGAAGAACGCTCAAAATATTTCCGAGATCAAGCTCGCAATCAGATGACAGCAGTGGATAATGATTTAGCTCGTGAAGAGCATCCTGCGATGCCTATACACAAGGCAGAAAGACAAAGTCGTGTAAGTTTTGGAGGTTCTCGCAAGAGTGAGGACTAATTATTAATTATTTAGGAGATAAAGAATGGCAAATTCTAATGGAGCGTTTGGATTAAGACCTTTAAAAAAATTAGGTCAAAATACAAACAGCACTGGTACAACAGAATATAGAATAGCCGCAGGAAACACTAATAAACTGTATCAAGGACAAGCAGTTATTCCTCTAGCTACAGGTTTTATCGATCAGTTGCAAGCAGCAGCAGGTGGTAATGTTCCTATGTTAGGTGTTTTTTATGGTTGTGAGTATGTTTCAAGTACTAGTGGAGAAACTATTTTCTCAAATACTTGGCAAGGGTCAGGAGCGGATACTAATCATCCAGTAAAAGCTTTTGTATATGACGACCCAAGTCAACTTTTTGTTATCGCTGGCGATGCTGGTGGAACAAGTTTTGATACTGAATCAGAAATAAGAGCAGGAGTATTTTCTAATGTTCAATTCGCTAGTGGTAATAGTGGAAGTGATACAACTGGTATGTCTTCTGCTGTTGCAGACTTGAGCACTATTGCTACTACTGCAACTTTTCCTTTGCGTATTTTGGGTATTCAGGATGATCCTGAAAACTCCGATTTTACTGTAGCGGGTATTCCTTTGATTGTGCGTATTAACGCTCATTTCAATGCACCTGCAAGTAGTTTCGATTCGCAAACAACCGCTAACTCAACTGGTATATAAGGAGATTAAACTATGGCGATATCTAGAGCCCAATTAGCTAAAGAGCTAGAACCTGGTCTTAATGCCTTATTTGGCCTTGAGTATCAGAGATATGAACAAGAGCACGCTGAAATTTATGACACAGAAAATTCTGAGAGAGCTTTCGAAGAAGAAGTAATGTTATCAGGTTTTGGTTCTGCTCCAGTAAAAAGTGAAGGTGCAGCAGTTGCATTTGACGATGCAAATGAGTCTTTCACTGCAAGGTATAACCACGAAACTATTGCTTTAGCTTTTTCAATAACTGAAGAAGCAATTGAAGACAATCTGTATGACAGACTATCCTCAAGATACACTAAAGCATTGGCTAGAAGTATGGCTAATACTAAGCAGGTTAAGGCAGCATCTGTTTTAAACAACGCTTTTGACACAACAATAACAGGTGGTGACGGTGTTTCTTTATGTAATGGTTCACACCCATTAACAAATGGTAGCACTTTCAGAAACCAACCTAGCACTGCAGCAGATTTAAACGAAACAAGTTTAGAGAATGCATTAATTGACATTGCAGGTTTTGTTGATGAGCGTGGTTTAAGAGTTTCTGTACGTGGAACGAAACTAATTATTCCATCAAACTTACAGTTTATAGCTGATAGAATATTAGAGTCTACACTAAGACCAGGAACTGCCGACAATGACATAAACGCAGTTAAGAACATGGGAATGCTTCCTGAAGGATATGTTGTTAACCATTATTTATTAGATACTGATGCATTTTTTATTAAGACTGATGCACCAAGAGGTTTTTTACATTTTGAAAGAATGCCTATGTCTACTAAGATGGAAGGTGACTTTGACACAGGAAACATGAGATTTAAAGCAAGAGAAAGATACTCTTTTGGTTTTTCAGACCCAAGATGTGTTTACGGCTCACAAGGAGCTTAATCTAGGATTTAACTTGCCCTATGGACTGACCTAGCAGACGCTTATACGACCATAGGGCAAAAAACTTTATAAGAGGTAAAAAATTATGGCAACAACAACTTTTAACGGTCCAGTCAGATCCGAAAAAGGATTTCAGACTGTTTCAAAAAACGCAACCACAGGTACTATTACTGTAACTAGTGGTGATAAAATGGCAACAGAAGCTGCAACTAATGCAGGTATCGAAGGCACTGCTGCGGTATATATAACACAGGTAGAAAGATTAAAAAGTGATGTAGATACTAATGTTAATATTGTTAAAACAACTATTATGATTGATCTAACTGGATTAAATTGTGGTGGTACTGCTGGAGATATAATTGGAGCAGATGGTGCTGGTGTAGCTTACATAGGAAAAGTAACTACAGCAAACCAAGGAACTGTTTTTGGTGTGACTATGGAATCTTTTGAAACCCCAACTACTGGTGACCCTGATATTAATTTACATTCAGCAACTGAAGGAACTGGTGTTGAAGATACAGCGATTAGTGATTTAACAGAAACTTTAATTATTAATGGTGGCGATCAAACTGTTGGTACAAGAACAGCTGGTGGCACGATTGCCGCTGATCAATTTTTATATTTAACTTGTGGAACTGCAACAGCAGGAACTTATGATGCAGGTAGATTAGTTATTACAATTTTAGGCTACGATGTAGCTAGTTAATAGGAGAACATAATGGCCGATACAAATACTAATACCACTATTATAGATGGTGATAAAAAAGTTGTTCAGTCATTTGTTCATACTTATGTGGATACTGGTGAGGGCACTGCCGTCAAAAAAATTGATGTTAGTGCTCTTGCTACAAACACAAGAGGTCAAGCTTGTACAAATGTAAGAATAACGAGAATATGGTTTTCAACTCACGGTTTAACTGTAAAAATACTAGGTAATGCTACTACCAATGTTTTACTAATTGAATTACCGACTAATTATCAAGGTGATTTAGACTTCACTAGTTTTGGTGGTATACCTAATACTGCTAAAGGAACTACGGGTGCAGATGGAGATATTTATTTTTCAACTCACGGTGAAGGGTCTAATGATACATATACAGTTATTATTGAAGCTATAAAGGAGTACTAATGACTACATCAGGAAGTTCAGATTTTAATCTGGATATAGCAGAAGTTGCAGAAGAAGCTTTTGAAAGATGTGGTTTAGAGTTACGAACAGGTTATGATGCTAGGACTGCAAGAAGATCTTTAAATCTTTTATTTGCAGAATGGGCAAACAGAGGTTTAAACCTTTGGACTGTTGAAAAAATAACTCAAACGGTTGCAAGACTGTCTTCATCTTCTTCTGTGGATACATATCCTATTGGAACGATAACAATGACTGTAGCTGCTTCTGCAAATTTTACTGTAGGAGAAACAATAACAGGTGGCACAAGTAATGCTACTGCTAGTGTAATTACAAAACCAACTGCTACTACAATGACTATTACTGTTCCTGTAGGAACGTTTTCTGCAACTGAAACTTTAACTGGTTCTAGTAGTAATGCTACTACTACTCTTTCTTCTGCTATATCTTTAGAAACTATTCAGTCTACTGTTGATGTTTTAGAAGTATCTGTTAGAAGAAGTGGTTCTGATACTATCTTAACTAGATTGAGTAGAGGAGATTATCTAGCTATTGCTAACAAAGATACACAAGGCAGACCAACTCAGTATTTTGTAGATAGACAAATAACTCCTACAATAACATTTTGGCCAATGCCTGAAAACTCTACAGATCAAATAATATATTACAGAGTAAGAAGAATAGAAGATGCAGATGCTTCTGTTAATACTGGCGATATACCTTTTAGATTTTTACCTTGTATGGTATCAGGACTTGCTTATTACTTATCTGTTAAAAGAGCGCCTAATAGAATAGGTGTGTTAAAAGATATTTACGAAGAAGAGTTTCAAAGAGCCGCTTCTGAGGACGGAGAAAGAACAAGTCTTAGATTGGTTCCTTCTTACTCATCATTAAGAGTGACATAATGGGAAGATACGCTTCAGGAAAATATGCTTTAGGTATCTCTGATAGATCTGGCAGAGCTTATAAGTTAAGAGATATGATACAAGAATGGAATGGTTTGTTAGTAGGTAAAGA